TCCACTTTCTTCTTCGTTTATTTCAAATTTGTTTATCTTTAAAAATGTTTCTAAAGTTGGATACATCATAACCAAAGAAATTGAATTATCTAATTTTATGGTTTGTTTACTAGAAACCTTCTTTTTCGAAATTTTTACATTTCTCAGATCTACTGAAGTTACTACTCTTTCTCCTGTTTCTGGACAGGTTAAGAAGCATTCAACGACTTCCCCTATAGATTTTTCTCTAATTTTTAAGAATAAAATTTCTAAGTCGCAAAATGGTAAATTTTTACAATCATCTTCCGGTAGACCAGTAACACAAGAATTTACAACTTCTTGTATAGTTGTCATTAGGTTATCAAATGAAGAAGTTTCTTTTGCTATTAGTAGATTTTTTTCTTCTCTGACTATAAATGGTCTATATGTAACTCTTTTTTGACTTATAGGAAGTATTTCCGTATATTTTGGTGTTTTTTCAATCAATAATTCTTTGAGCATTATTAAATTTCCTTTATATTATTTATCATGTCAATTCTGTACCAAATGCAGTGGCATAATCGTAGTAATTATAAAATATTTCAACCATAAATTTTACTGGTGTGTTTGTTGCCATATCTTCAAACTTTGAGGGAACAATTTGAATAGGAAAGCATTCTCTTAAATAATAAACCGCACTAACTTTATTTGTTATGTCGATTGCTTCTATTGTTATAGTTCCATAAAATTCATCAACATATTTTACTTTTGATGGGTTTGGTCTTACGGTATTTTCTGGACCAACAAATATTGTTTTTGCCCATCCCTCAAAATAACTTCTACTAACCCAATCTCCCTCGATTATGAATTCCATTAGATTATTTTGATATTCTAAACCAAATGGTATACCGATTGGCGAAGAAACACCAGAAAGCATATCACCATATGATTTTATCTTTTTTGATGGTAATTGAACCATGCTACATAAAAAATCAAAATTAGCATACCCAGGCCGATCAACAAGGACATGGTATTTGGTTGATGTTTGTATTCCCTGATGCTGCTTGATGTACTCCATTATGGAGCCTGGAGTCCCTGCTTTTAACGGTGATGATGCCATTTATTTCCTTTTAAATAGGTTGTTTTCTGTTAAGATAAGAAATTTCCATCCCTGTTTATCACAAAATTTCTTTGCAGAGTCCCACTTAGACCTATTTATTTCGAATTGAAGAACTTCTGTAATAAAAGTTTTATTACTTTTTGATCCTCTTATTGGTTCTTTTGTTTGTTTATCTGGTTTTATTTCGACAACGAAGGTTTCAACTAAAGAATTAGTCTTTACTTCAAAAAGAAAATCAGGATAATACCGATGTAATGCATTATCGACTGGAGAAATATAAGGTATTTCTAGTTCTTCGCTGCTCCATCGAATAACATTCACATTTTCGTCTAAATATTTACAAAATGTGCGCTCCCAAAGCGACCTACATATAATGTTATTTGGATTGCCAATATATTTTTGTGGGTTTTTTGGTTTAAATTTACTTTTATAAGCCATAGGAGAGTTAAATGTCTAGACGCCCAGTACAATATCCTTCTACTAATAATTATCAAGAAAGAGTTGCTGCTTGGGTGTTTTTTTCTGCACAAAATTTTAGTACTAGACCAGATATAAGATATCAGGGCTTACGGGGTGGTACAAGTCCCGCTTATATTTTGCCATTACAAAGATATAACAGTCCTAATAATATTGGATATGAAGAATCAAAGCCTGGGTTTTTGGAAAATATGTTAATGGGGGTTCGTGATGTTGCAAGTGGAAATGTGGGTGGACTTACTAGACTTTCTAAACTTTATATGAATATTCCTGTGTTGAAAGGTTTTTCTTTAAATAATATTTCAGATGTTCTTAGTGGAGGAATGGGAGCAGACAGCAAAGAAATAGACATATCTGAAATGTCCTTTACAAAAGCCCCAAAAAGAATTCACGCTTTTGGTTTTTCTCTATATGCAAAAAATAAAACAGATGCAGAAAATATAGATGAAATTGTAAATGGATTTCAAGCAAGAATGTATCCACAATTTTTTAGTGCGGCACTAGACAAAGCAACACCACCACAAATGTGGACAATTAAAATACAACCAAATGGTGGAACTAATGGTTCACAAGTTTTGGATAATCATATAAAACCATGCGTTTTGGTTAATATGACTGCAACTAGAATGGATCCGAGTTCAGTTGTTCTCACAAGAGATAACTACTTTTTGGGTATAGAATTAACTTTGGCGTTTACAGAAATAGAATCAGCATATAGATCCATTTCTGAACCAGATCCCAGAAAACTATATTCTAGAAATGAAATATCGCAGGCACAAGGTATATGAGTTACTTTCAATATCTACCACAAATACAATATAGATTCTCAAACGGAACATATACAGTTAGAGATGTATTTACTAAAGTAGTTTTTAATGATAATTTTTACAAAAATGAAAATTTATATTATGTTGAAACTACGGACAACATTCAAAGACCAGATCAATTGTCTTTTAGAAAATATGACTCTTTTGAGTTTTACTGGTTATTTTTACTTGCGAATAAAATAATAGATATCAATAAAGATTGGCCTCTTCTTCAAGAAGATTTTGGAAATTTTCTAAAAAACCAGTCAACTAAAAAAGTTTACTATTTGAAAGAAAGTGCAGATATCATTCCGAATGATATTTTATATTCTAATGATTCCTCATATGGCGTAATCGAATCATGGGATCCATTCACAAGATCGGTTTTAATTAAAGAGAACTATTCTTTACCATCAGATGGGGAATTTTCTGTCCGTAGAATCGACACAACCTCTTCTACTGGATTTATTGAACTAACAAACTATTGTAGTTCTACTACATTTAATTCATATGGAAATTTAAATTATCTAGAATCTCCCCATCTAATAACAAAGGAAAGAGGAAAATCTTTACATCCATTTGTTCAAATTGATGATTCAAATGAAGTAACAGAGACTCTTCTATTGGATGGGTGTGATGATGAAGAAATCGAAGATACTCTTTTATACAAAATAGTAAACAATGAAACAATAAATGGGATTACAATAAAAACTAAAGAGGCATTTTTGATCGAAGATTATTTCGAAAAGACAAAAATAAATATTGTAAACCCTGTGTTTATTTCAACTATACAAAGCAGAATTCGGTTGTTATTAAACGATCCAAGTGCAACAGCAAACACAATTTTTAGAATTGGTTAACTATGGCAGACACTTCTGATATCGTACAAGACATTAATAATTTAATAGTTCATGAAATTACCATACTTGGAAAATTTGGTGAAAGATATGAAATTTATCCTTCCGCATCAAACTTTGTATATCAATCTTTGGCTATTGCCGAAAGTATGTTCGAAGCATCATTAGTGGGAACACTTAAAATTAGAGATTTAAATTCAATAGCAGAACAAATTAATTTTTCTGGTTTTGAAGATTTAATTATTAAAATAGAAAATCCTGATATATCTGGTTCGTACAAGTCTCTTCTTTTTAAGATTTATTCTGTAGATACTTCGGAAGATCAAATATCAACAAATTTAATAAAACAAGATGTCAATATTCCAAAACGATTTTTGAGTATTAGTTTTACTTCATATGAACATTATTTGTTGAGTCATAAAGAGTTTACAGAAATTGCAGGATTGACTGGATCAGATGTTATTACTAAAATATCAACTCCATCCAGAACAATAGCAAGTGAGGCATCTCAGATTTTGGGCGTTTCTTCTCAAATTGGTTTTGTTAATGCCTTAAACGACAGATTCTTCAAAACCGGAAAAGATTCAGAAACTACTCAAAAACCAATGTTCATTGAAGGATCTTCAAACTGGATATGGTATAAACAAAACCAATTAATGTATCCTTGGGGTAAATTAAATAGACCAATAAGAATATCTCAATTGATGCAATATTTGGCAGAATATGCTACTTCGCAGTCAAATCCATTTGCTTGTAATTTTCTATTTTGGCAAGACATGGACAGATGGAATTTTAGAAGCATAGAATCTCTTTTACGACAACCAGCCATAAGAGAATATGCTTTTAGAAATAACAATTATGATACTGGTAATATTTTTAACCTAAAAATAATCAGCGAAACTAACTTTTTAAGATTATTTGAATCGAATGCAATATCTTCAAAATATTATTTAGTAGAACCAAATTGGAATAATCCTTATAGAGAGTATACTGACTATAATGATGCACATACTATTAAAGAAGTAACATATGATTATTTCCGAGATTATAACAAATGGTTAAAAGTCGAAAAATATCCAATATTTGATAAATCTGTAAGCACAAAACCAACAGCAGCAAATGTTATTAACGACAATGTTTCTGGATATTTTGATAAAACATATAACAACCGAGATAAAACTGTAACTTGGGATCACCACGGATATACATTTTCAAACAGAGATGGTTTTGAAACTTGGCAACCAATGTTTGATCAGACAGATCTTGATGGTGAGACTTGTAAATTAATTCAAAAAGAAATTAAACAAAAGATAAAAGACAAAAAAGTAGAGTATGCAAAAAAGAAAAATTTAAAAGAAAAATGGAAAGTTTATAAGTGTAGTATATGCTGTGATACACGAAATGTAGATCTAGAGGAAGAAGTATTTACTCCTCAATATGGTGTTGCTGCTGCCGGCGGATTTACCGATCTAGTAAACTATGATAAAATTGCCGGATCTACTTTAGATGGACAATTCCCCGCTGGATTGTCATTTAGTTATGAATTCGGAGAAGAGCCTTTTAATAAAACAATAGGCGAATTGATGTATTTCCGGGAAGTTCCGGATATACAAACAAAATACCTTTATGATTTAGAGATCAAAAAACTAGAAATAGCAAAAGAAAGACTAGATGCAATAATTTCTAGATTAAATTTTGAAAAACAAAATGTAGAAAGAATTCCTGTATGCATTCCTGGCTGCTGTCAGACAACGGAAGATACAACTAACATTTTTTCATCTCCTGAATGTTTTGATGAAAATTACACATCAAATATTTGCTTTTGTTCTGAAGAAAAGAAAAATTCTTGGTTAGAGACTAAATTAAATCCACTATTAAACAATTTACAACAAATTCGTTCATCAAATTACTTTGATGGAATGATTGCAATAATTGAAAGCGAAAAACAAAATTTTGCTGAAAAATATGAACAGTATAGAAACAGAAAGGCTTTCTTTGTTTCTAAAGAAATGGGATTTACTGCGTCGAGTTTGAATAAAAATCTTCTAAATGTTCGTTCTATAAAACGAAAACCAATTCGTGGCAGTAAATATGAAAAATTAGCACACAAAACTGTTCTTTCTGAATTAATATCTGGAATCACATTTAATTATAAAGGATTCCCAACCGGAACTACGTCTTATTATCCATTATAATAATGATTCTTCGATAGATCCAAAAGAAAAACACCCGCACTATGATTCTGGATATAATTTTGATTTAGGATTTAATTCTAATGTTTTCTTTTCTAGATTTGATGAAATCGGTGGACCACATTCAGATTCTAATAATTCTTCTCTTCAATATTATACTTCTGTTAGATTTAATGTAAGAAGAGAAGGAAGTAATGAACAAAAGAAATTTAATTTTGGTGTCTGCCAAGAAACCAAATCTGAGGATCTAGAGATTGACATCACAAACGAAGAAATTTATGACAGAAACCCAGAAAATTTAAGTGTATCAAATTTACTTAATAGAAAAATAGAACAAATAATTTCTTCTTTTTTTGATCCAACTTATGAAATACAAAGAACAGAAAATACAGTAACTTTTGTTAAAAGAATAAATTATGAATCGTATATAGTAACGTTTCAGTGTTGTACTTCATCTGGTGGTTTTGGTTCTGATTGTACCGTTTACTATACCAATTCAGAAGCAAATGTACCGGAGACATGTGAAATACTTCAAACCGAAACCTGTGACAGTTATGATCAAACTACAATAAAATATACTATTGAATTGGATTCACTATATTCTGATAATAAAGGAAATCCTCAACTACCAGAGAGTCACATTTGTACAACAATTATAGGATTGGATAGAATTCCTGATTTTAATTTTATTGACTATTTAAATTCTAGAAATTTTATTCAATTACCAGAAGCAGAAGAAAACCCAAAACCAACTAAAACTATTTTAGAAGAAATAGAAAGTTATGTTCGAATAGAATTTGAGACACCGATTGGACAAAATACTGTATTTGAATTTCCTTCTGGATTTTACGATACTCCCGGTTCAGAATATTATTTACCATATCATGTATTATTAACAGCAGGTCCTTTTGGTTCCAAATCTGCGGATTATAATGTTTCTGTAATTGGTCAGGATCCGTATGGTTTTGATGTAGCAGTTAAACGAATAAAATCAAAAAAACAAAAACTAAATGTAAAAACTGGTTCATTAATAAACAACAAAGATTATCATGTTGTTGGTAATGGATTTATCACTAGTCAATTATTTGCTCCAAATTTTAATAGAGATATTAAATATGGAGACATTTCAACCATACTTGATGGTTATCAGAGCACAACAACCGCACCAAGACTCTTGACTCCCGCTCAATATAGACACACATTTTCTTTAACTGATGCGGCAACTGATAAACAAAGTATAAATGAAGACATTAATAATGATTCAATAATTGAGGGCAATTGGGTAAGGCCTGATTTGTATCGATTATTTTCACAAACAAATAGTGAACATTTTTATACCGATCTACTTCGTGAATCCGTTAGAAAAAATCCATTGGCTCTTACCGAATCGTATTTTGAATTTAACAACATAAGACCTAATTCAGTTTCTTCTAGAAATGGGAATAATTTTGGTTCTGGTTATCCCACGGAACCACCCAGAGGTTTCTATTTTGGTTTAGATTCAGATATTCCAGCAGAGTTTGATCCAGAAGAAAATTTTCTTCAACTCTATGGATCGGATTCCGAATCTCGGGAAAAAATTGCAAATCTATTGCTTCCCGGAAATGTGTTTGGTTATGTTTCATACAATAATAAGCCGCTTCCCACGGATACTTCTTATTTCCTTTCAAGTGTTGCTTATAATCCTCAGCAAGAAAGACCTGGTTGGGGTATATCTTTGTTTGAAATTGATTTAAAGAATCGAAATAACCCCCAAGCAACAGAAGAAGAAAGATCATTCTATGGAAACTATTATGGTGTTTCTATATGGACACACCCAGAGGTTTCCGAAAATATGTTCTCTGGGGTTTGGAAGAACGATATAACCGGAGAAACAGAGTATGGAATTGTTGGTCCTCAGTTAGAGGAAGATGAGATAACATTTGACAGAAATTTTGCTGCACAATTTGTCGTGATATCTCGTCAATCAATAGAAGATCCATGCGCGGGGTATCCTTGCTCTAATCCAGAACCAGTAAACAACTCAACCTGTCCAGATAATGATCCACTCTGCAATTGTCCATGTCAGGAATTGAGACCAGATAAAGTTTTATTCGGTATCACCGGACCAGAACCAACATATCTTGAATTAAAACAATTAGAAACTGAAATTAAAGAGTGCGATTTAATTGAAAATGTTCTAGGAGAAGAATGGCTCGGTTGCGTTTGGGGTGATACAAAAAATGTCCTAAATTGCAATTGCCCATGTATTGGAGAAAAATTCTTAGATTATTTAAGATATAGTCAAACATATTGTACATTCTGGAATACAGTAGCAGAAAGACCCCTACTTCGAACTGCTCAAATGATGCAAATAAGAGCAAATAGAATTAGTATTATGGTAAATGGAGATTTGACACTTCGCCCCGGAGAAAAAGTCAGTATAAACCTTGGAGAAAAACGATACTCCGGTGTTTGGTTAGTTTCTTCAATTCTACATGATATCGCAAAAACAAAACATTATATGTCAGTAGAACTTATAAGAGACAGCGAATATATAGATCCGACAAAAAGATCTAAAGAACTCGTACTAAATACTGAGGGATAAACGGCATCATATGAAATATCGGGATCTACACATCTTTTTTAGAAAAAATCCAAATAATAATGATATTTCATTGTTGTCTGGTAATTCTGCGATAGTTCAGTCGATTAAGAACTTAGTATTAACTAAAAAGGGAGAAAGACCATTTGATAATAGCATAGGAACCAGCGTGGTTGATTTTTTGTTCGAACAACCAACTTTGGCAGAACTTGCATTTCTTCAAAATGAAATACAAACAATTTTGGAACAAGCAGAACCAAGAATAATTGTGAATTCAATCGAATTAATTTACCCAACTCCTTCTAGCACAACCGATGATTTGAAAATAAATATTAAATATGTTTTAAATAATGAGGAAATTTTACCAACACGACAATCATTAACCCTAACAGTAAATCAATGACAAAGATAAATTTAGTAGACTTAGATTACGAAAACATAAGAGCATCTTTGCTTGAATATTTAAAAAAGCAAGATACAGTCAAAGATTTAAACTTTGAGGGTTCTGCTGTAAACTTTTTATTAGATTTATTGGCATATAACACTCTTTTCTATGCCCATTACGCAAACATGGTTTCCGGCGAGGCATTTTTAGATTCTGCTCAATTGGAAAGATCTATTGTTTCTTTGGTGAAACCACTTGGTTATGTTTTGCCAACTAGAACAAGTGCTATCGCAAGAATACAACTCTTTAATGTCACCGATGTTGCTATAATCAAACCATTTACCGTTAGTGTAATTGGAACTAATTCTGACGGCATTCAAAGTCAATTCTGGAACATTGACTCAGTTTCTGTTATAGAAGGTAACCAAACTGAGTTCTTCAGTGTTTATGAGGGGACTTACAATGTTGCAACTTACGGTGGCGATGGTTTTGATTTTCCTGAACAAAAAATATTAATACCAGATTTAACTTTAGATGTAAGAACAATTCGGGTATCGGTTCAACGAGCAGACGATGAAGATTTTACATACTGGACGTTGGTTGATACATTTAGTGGTGGTTTTGTCGAACCAACATCTAATTTGTACTCATTGGAAAGAACATCTGGTGGTTTTGTTGTAAAATTTAGAACCACTTCTAGCGCAGAAACAAATTTACAATCAGGAGATATTGTAAAGCTTGAATATCTTTCTTCGAATGGTTCAAATGGAAACTTTGCTTCTAATTTTACTTCAGTTGTAACTCCAACTGGTTCGGGTATAGTAAATATTCAACCATCATTCGGTGGTATTGATACTCCAAATCTAGAAGAAGCAAAACGAATCGCTCCTTTGGTGTTTTCAGCACAACAAAGGCTAGTTACTAAGTCTGATTACATAGGGTTTTTAGCACAACTTGGATACACAGAAGGTGTAAATGTTTGGGGTGGAGAAGATAATTCACCACCAATGCACGGTAGATTATTGTTTACAATACAAGATATAAGTTCATCAAATAATAGTGTAATTTCTGACATCGTTTCTAAACTAAAAGAAAGATCTATTGTTACAATTTTGCCAGAATATGTAACACCAAAGGCATTAAGAGTTGTATCTATTGTTTCTATAGATTATATAGAAGAAGATATTAAGATAAAACCAGAGATTGCGGCACAACTAATAAAACAAACAATTATTGATGAATTTTCTAACCAAGAGTTTAATACAAATTTTAGTTTTTCTCAAGTATCAAATACGGTTCAACAATTTTCAGGTTATAGTTTAAAATCTATTACAAATTTGAGTTTAAAATTCACAGTGATTCCTTCTACTGTTGTTTCTACTATAAACTTTAAAAATGCAATAAGAAAAACAACTTCATCAACTGAGTCTGGTTTTGGGGTGATATCGACAGAATTTACAAGTCCATATTATGAGTCGGGAACTGTGCAAATTAGAGATTTGCCAATAATATTCAGTAGCACTTCAATCAATCCACCATCTATAGGCAAATTACTATTATTTGCAAAATCTCCGGAAGGTGTTTTTAATGTAAATTTAAATTCTCAGGTCGGAGAGGTGGATTATAAAACGGGTGTGGTTAAAATATACCCAAGCCTATCTACTGCTTCATTTGATTTACTAGTATCTCCAGCAAATACCAATCAAATAACAGCAAAAGATGAAGTATATCTAATTTTAGATTTAACTGTACCAACACCAACTCAAATTTAATGTTAACCACAATATTTAAAACTACAGAACAAGCACAACCAGAAATATCTGGTCCTGTAGAATTTAGAAAATATACACAAAAAGTTTTAAACAACATTGATGGTCAATATTGTGAATCTTCTGTTTTTATAGAAAACCAAATTCCTTTTTGGATGAAACAAAATTATGGCTCAGATGGTTCAGACAATTATTTTATATCCTTTATAAAAGAATATTATAATTGGCTTTATTGTGGATACAAAGAAAAAGATATAAATCTAACTCCAACTGACATAGAAGTTTTATTTGATATAGAACAAGTTCCTGATGAATTTTTAAACTTTTATGTAAAAACTTATGCACCATTTTTATCGATTTCTATAATCGATGATGAAAATCGCCAATACATTAGAGGATTTTTAAAATCAATTAAGAGTGATTTTTTAATTACAAAAGGAACAGAAGGTGCATATCGTTACATTTTAAAAACTATATTCAATGTTGAAAATGTTAATATAGATTACCCTAAAAAATATCTAACTAGACTAAATGGGGGAAAATTTATAGACTTTTCTTGGAATTTAAATCAATCTATAATAGATTTACCTGAAAATTTTGATCCTCGCAATCCTATAGTTAACGATGTGCTTGCTGGTAATAGAGGATACGACCCAAACACTAGACCTAATTTATTTGGTGCTGCATTAAACGAATCTGTTTTGCCTGATGATAATTTTTGGCAAGAATATTCTTACATTTTAACATCAGATGCAACAGTTGAAGATGTTATCACATACAAAGATACAATTTTAGATGCGACGCATCCCGCCGGAATGTTGGGATTCTTTGAGCAATACATTCCATTGGGAGAATCTATTCTAGTTTCTGATGATCCTATTGGTGGTCAAATAACAACATCAAATGCAGAAATACCAGTAATTGGCAGATATTTGTTAATGTATCCAAATTTAATGACAGACGCATCGGGTGACCCTTGTGAACTGTATCCAAATACTTGCGGGGTCGAAACAGAATGGTGGCTTACTTTTAACGATCAATTAACATGCGACTTTTATGAAGGAGTAAATTATTTTTGTTATTGTTGTGTTTTTTCTTGTGATCCAGAGGGAGGGGAATTTAATGCACCACAACACAGACTTCCAACTTGGGTTCCTGCTATACTAAATGAAGTTCGTATACCAAATGGAACATTAGGTCACATGAAAATTGAAAGCTTTTTAGAAATGGAATTACAAACCTCTTCTCCTAATACTACTCTTGTATCTTGTAACACAGCAAATAATGGAACATCGTGTGATGAGTGTGCTCCATTGTAAGGAAAAATAAAATGGCATTTGAAAAAAATCAGATAAAATCTTATACTTTAAGTTCTACTAAAAAAGATGTAACAAAGATGTTTGTTGCTTTGGGTGGGATTTCTGGCCCAATAACATCAATTGACGAAACTGACATTTCTCTTGTAAGCAGAATAACAGAGGATGAAGTATCAATTATAGTCCCAAGAGTAAATTGGTCTTCTAATAGAAAATTTGAACCGTACTACTTTGGTTCTTCTGGTATTAACACATATTGTTACAATTCCACAACAGACATGGTATATCTGTGTGTTGGCAAAAATCAACCCACCGGCTTAATCGGTGAAACCGAGTTTGGATCTACACAACAGCCAGCACACATATTGGGAATACAAACATATTCAGATGGTTATTCTTGGTTGGCTTTGTATAAAATTGATTTCGGACTGAGTACATTTTTAACAGAAAATAACTTGCCAGTAAACACTCTACAAGAATATAATAATGAAATAACATCGGTAGATTATTCAACAAAATATAATTTTATATGTGATGGTGGTGCAACAGCAGAAGGAAATTGTTATTTTTATTATACTCAAGACGGAGTAGATCCCAATTCCAATGAAGTGATATTTAAAGATACATTAGTTCCGGGAATAGGAACCGCTGGTTGGATTTGTTCTTCTTGCCATCAAACCGGAGACATTTTAGGGTATAGAACAGTATTTTCTGAAACAAATTCTGTTCAATCTGAAATAAAAAGGAATCCATTAACACAACTAGAAGAAGATATTGCTAATAATAAATTAGATGTAAATAATCGGTATTATGTTCATTACCAAAATTTTAAATTTGTAGAAAATTTGAACAAATCTATAGTGTCATTACATCTTGATGTTTCGTCATTAAGCATAGAAGATAGAATTTTACCAAATGCAAACCCAGAAGTAATAGTACTTGATGCTCTTGGTATAGGAGCAAAAGCCAATATAACATCATATTTTGATATAAGACGAAATGCATTTATTGCAAATGGTATTAATTTAACTTCGGGTGGTTCGTCTTATATTGATCCCTTGTTTTCTATAGTTGGAATGAGTAACACAAACCTAGAAAAAGCGATAAAAGCAGTATTGCTTCCAGATATATCTTCTCCTTCAATATTTTTACCAACTCCTAAAATCTCAATTATCAAAAAAATAAGTAGTGAAGATTTACAAGAAATAGAAACAGAGCAAAAAATATTTACTAAAATTGCTGTTGTAAAAAATGTAAAAGATAAAAACACAAATATTGATGCTGCAAGTGTTCTTCAACCAAATCAAAAATTATTGGCAAGAACTACCACAAAAATTGTTTTAACTGCAAACATAGGAGCAGTTGGTTCAGAACTTCCCGGATTAAATGAGGGAGCTATATTTGTAAGCGAACCATCCGCAGTAAATGCAAAAATTATAACAGATTCAAAACTTGCAACTAGTAAAGACTACTATTCTAAATTAACAGCAAGCAAAGAGGAGTTTGATGAATCAAATGAACCAGTTTCTGCAACTTTAGAAATTTCAGGAGTAGATGAATTGGCACAAACTGTGTTTATTCCTAAAACAAGCATAACAGTAAATAGTACAAATTATACAATAAATCAAATAAATAGTCCAAATTATAAACTAGATAATATTGAGTTTGTATTAGCAAAATCTCAAACTGCACCGATTGTTTTTCAAGAAACTGGTTCTAACTCTTCTGTAAAAATCTCATTTGTGATCTAATCCCATGACAACAGTTAATATAACTACACAAAACTTAATAACACATCCAGATTTTTCTGTTCCAACATTTGGTTTAATCGACTTTGGTGTTCCTTCTACCGGAAGATTCTCGGTTGGCTATAAAATGATTGCATTTGAGCCAGGAAAAATATTACAAGCCGAAGAATTAAATGAACTTCAATTTAGAATGCAAACTCATGAAAATTTAACCATGCAAATGATTTCTAATTGGATTCCGGAACTAGTATTTAATGGAACTTCCCAAACAACTGGTCCTGGATGGGATGGTGCAACTCCGTTGGATCCAAATTATTTGGTATATGTTCCTACCACTAGAGTTATTGCAATGACAAAACGATCTTGGTTTCTCTGCAAAGCAAATTCAAATGGATTGTTTTTCTGGTTATATTTTCAAACAGCCGGTCAAGGCACACAGGTAAATTTTCAAATTCCACAAGAAACTGTAGTTAATCAATACATCGGTTTTGGTATAAACACAACAGCAGGTGGAGAATATACCGGAGAAATAGTAAATTGTAATTCGGTTGGTTCATCTTCTGGTGTGAAACACCCACTAACACTAAAAAATAGTTCTGTATGTGGTTCATCTCGTTATTATTTAAGAATAACTTCAGTAGAAGTTTCGAATGAACCGATTCGTAATGATTTTTGTGCATTTGCACAACTGAGAAGTGATGGTTTATATTACCTAAATAACAGTAAGGTAAAAGAGGGATAAAATGGCTGATTATAGCGACATTACTACACTATCGTTAGGAAACACATTTGGTGCTTGGTATGCAAAAACCAATGAAATTATTACTCGATTAAACACCTTAGATGTTGGAAGCATAACTGGCGGAGATGGAATATTAGCAACAAAACACCCATCCATAGCGGGTGGGTATACCTTAAACTTATCTGGTACTGTTGCAAAAGCCATGACGTTCCAAAATAATGTAACAATAGGTGGAAATTTAACAGTAAATGGAGTTTTGAATTATTCCTTTGGTGGTGCTGATACAGTTTCTGGTATAAATGTTGAAATACCAGCAAATACTGGTGTAACTATAGGCAATATAGTTTACATAGATTCAGACGGAAAGGCACAAAAGGCTTTAGCCGACGACGAATGCACCTCAGAGGCGATTGGTATCGTCGTTGGATTTACTGGTGGAAATGCGCAGGTCGCAACCAGTGGTAAAATATCCGGTTCTGGTTTAATACAAAACTTTTTAGGTGGGGCTGGCTCTTTACAAAAAGGAGTTGTTTATTTCTTAAGTTCTGGTGTTTCTGGTGCAGGAACCACAATGGAACCAGATGTCACAGAAAATATATCAAAACCCGTTTTAATTGGTTTAACCGCCGATTCTGGAATAATTTTACCATACCGTGGTTATGTTGGTGCGATAACTGGTAGTTTTGGCGGCCCAACAACAGTTGTTCAGGGAGTTTGTGGTGGTGTTTTAAGTTTTAATGGTCCTAATGGTAGTCTATATGCATCTGAAGAAGATGCTGATAACGCTATAGTCAAAACCACAGGTGATGTAATAGGAATTTCCCACATACTTGATAATGATTCTAATGCATTCCTAACTTCTTATATTTTTAAAGGCAATTTTCCTCCTGGCGTGAATTCGTATCAGTTTTCGGGATCTTCTATGACATTCGATGTCCAGCCAGGACAATTTATAAAACTAGTACAGACGCCGACCACAACGACCAGCTTCAAACTTACAAAATTATCCAATTATAGTAATGTTAAAACTTTATTTTCTACATCTGGAATAACATCTGATGTTTGGAGACTTAAAAACATAAAAGTTAATGCAACATTAATTGGACAAAGACCAACTTCTTTTTTATTGATTAGATCAATAAATCGAACAAGTGGAACTAATTATATTAATCATTTGGGGCACTGTGCTGGCGCAGTTGAATCTCCAAACAACGGACGTTTGATCTATGGATTAAACTCTGTTTTTTTAGAGTACGAAGGTAGTATATCTCCCACCACCTATACGCCTATTTCTGCTCCGATGATTTTAACTCCTAGAATAATACAACCAAAAGTTACATTTTCCGGAACTCCTGCTACTGGAGATGGAGCCACTGCTGCTGTGCTTTATACTAGTTCAAACGAACCAGTGAACACTTCTTCTGGCCCTCTTAGACTTGATACCGGGACATTGACTAATTGTGTGAAAGTCGAGGCAAATTCATCCGGTCAATTTCCTGTAATATATGGAGGAGATAATCATACAATTGTTTGTAGTTTTAGTAGTAGTGACAAACCCAGAGCAGTCAATAATAGAAATTACACATGGGATTTTAATAAAACAATAGTTGGTGGTTCGACTGGGGCATACATTTCAGAATATCTGTATGGAGCATACAACGGAACTGATTTAGATCTAACGAGCGGAGCCGGTGTTGCGGCCGGGATAACATTAGATACATCTTTGCTTGGTTGGTGCCCATATTATAATGCGATGTCTGAATCTTTAGATATATTAATTGTAAATGGTAATTATTATTCACCTGCCGAATCAAACCCGGAAAACCATTCAAAAGTATTAACTGTGTTTTTAGAACTTGCAAAATATGATATAAACACAAAACAAGAAACCTCTTCAGTAATAATAACAACAGAAATAGATCAAATATATAGTTTGCAATTCGAAGAAGGAGGCACCGTAAGGTTCGTTTAAAAATGAATAAAAATTTACTAATAAACGGAAATTTTGATTTATGGCAAAGAGGAGTAACTTTTTCGATACTCCATGATGATGCTTTGTCTGGATCAACTTTAACCGCCCCAAATGTAAAAATTGCAGATAGATGGTATATGATCGACAGTCAGGTGCGTGGAGGTGGTGCAACTGGACAAATTACGGCATATAAAGAAACATTTTCCCCATCATCTCCTTTTTATTCTCGTTCAGACAATTATTTAACGATATTGAATCAAATACAAGGAATTTGTGGTGGGTATTGTCACATAGAACATAAAGAAGAAGATTGCACTAAATATGCAAATCTTCCTCTCGTCTTAACATTTTTGGCAAGAACTACATCTGGCGTCACAGGAACAACATTGTCTTGCTATTTTAGACAAGTTCTTGAACCAAACTCATTAGAAAGTTCCTCTGAAATTGCTATTGCTAGATTAACATCTACATGGCAAAACTTTTTGTATCAATTAACTCCATTCAACTTGAACTTTTCTGGTATTTCTGGTGATGATTATTTTTCTGTAGGTTTTAGAATTTTACCAGAAGTAAATATAAATCTTGCTTCTGTTTCTTTAAGAGTTTCAGAAACAACCCTATCTGATACAAAATCTGAAATTCATGAAGAAAAATCAAAACAAGAAAAATACTATAAAACATCATATAAGCCAAATGTAACAGCAGGAAGCGTTACATTGGCTGGTAATAATGATACCACTGCAATAAGTTTCACAACAACACCAAATTATTCATATAATTATCATTTTGATGCTCCGATGAGAAAGACACCGCAAGTGACTCTTTATTCGCCAAAATCGGGAACACAAAATGATGCCTTTAACAAAACGGCAGACAGAGATATGAGATTAACCTCTGGAACCCGTGGTTGGAACCAAGCAACAAGATTTTCTCCAACTGGTATGACTACTTTATCTGCCACAGGAAATACATATGGTGTTCAGTTCAATGTAGTTTCTGGTGCAGTAATATTTGATGACATATTGGTTCATGTGGTTGCGGATGCCGATATTGACACTTCACCAAACGACAGAGGTCCAACAAACATCTGAGGAGAATAAATGCCCTGCACAAATAATTCAGTAATATCCGCAGTTTTTGGTGGGAGTGCCGGTGATGCAACTAGCGGTAGAAGATTATCCTTTACTATTGGTGTTACTGCACCAACATGGGACGGAACCATTGTTGCTGGTGATGTAATTCGATATGATGTAGATGAAAGTAAATATGTAAAATCTGTCGCAGATCCATATTATGATGGTTCATTAGACCTTTCTAATTCAGAAGTTGTTGGAATTGTTGAATCCTTCTCTCAGACAGGTGGAATTACATATGCAACTGTTGTAACACATGGACTTATGAATTATCCAGGTCTTCAAATTGATGGAAGCCTTGGTGGTGCTGGTGGAACAGACATTTATTTCTTAAGTCCAACAGTTCCCGGTGGAATTACATTTAGCATTGAAGAGCAAAGAGGACACATAGTAAAACCAGTTCTTCAGGTTTCCCCCGTATCTGGAACAGTTTATAATTCAATTGTTACTAATTATCTCGGTTATGAATCATCAGAAACAGAAAACTTAACACAAAGAATCGGCGAATCTACAATTGGTGACATAAAAATAGTAGATGCAAATGCAGAAATTCCTTCTGGTTGGATTGATACTAGTTCTCCTTCTTATCTCTCTGTTTCAGAATATCAACAATCATATTCCACATATGGAACTAAATACGGTTCGTTGGAACAAATAACAGTAAATGGAACATCCTCTTTCGTTTCTGCTTTGGCTGGAACATCAATTCGACCAATAAATCCAAATACTGGAAAATCTATTGGGGTATATGCAAAAGTAATCAGCGTGGATACTAATAACAACCGAATAGTAATCGAACACACAAGCAATCAAAAGGCGCTATGGAGTTCTAACTTTACTGTTTATGAAATTTCACAAACAGTGCTAGGAACAAATAAAGTTGCAGTAACTGGTGGTTCTGTAACTCACTTTAAGCCTCCAAAAATCACAACTAATCTTGAGGCAAAAGTAGGAACAGAAAATCAAATTCTTCCATTTCAAACAAAGACTCTGCTTAGAGTAAAAAGAGACACAGGTTCAGCATATCTTCCGCAATCTATTAGTTTCACGGATGTTGAAATCAATGGAGTTGTATCAACACAAAATGTAGCAAATGTTGATTCAAAATTGGTTGAACTAGAAACAAGAATTGCTGCATTAGAACAAAAATTAGGAATATAACATGCCATCGATACGCGGTAGTAGCCAGTTCAAACCTATCAGCGGAGTCACTTTTTATGGCATAACAGGATCAACTGGACCACAAGGACCAAGAGGATCTGATCTTTTAGGCCCAACAGGATCAACAGCAACTCTTATAGTTTCTGGGGTTTCTGTATCTTCCAATACGTTAATAAACCAATTTACAAATGGAACTACATTTGGTGCAGTTGGAAGATTGGTTGGAATAACCGGACAAACCACAATTGGGTTTGACGGAAAAACTGGTTCTACTGGTACTGGATATGTTCTATATTCAGCATCACCAACACAAAAAGAAATCAAACTAAGAAAAATAAAAGGTTCAACAGGACCTAGATCTTTTGTGAATGTTTCATCGACTAATGAAACTATAACAATAGATGTCGAAAGATATGATGGAGAATATACATTATCTTCTGGTTCATTGTCTGAAATAATCGCAATAAATAATTCTTCTAATTTGGTTGGTGCTACACTTGGCTCTGCCAAATATGGAAGTGCAACAAATGTAGTAGAAATAAACAAGGTAAATGTATTTGAAAAAACCAAATCTGCGGCAGGAAATACTGGTTCGATGCGATACCAGTATTTTGGTACATCTGTTCCAACTAGTATAATTTATCTCTATCTTGACAATTTAATTGAAACAAATTTTTATGGAGATAGAAACACAAAATCTAAAATATTTTCTATAGATTTTAATCAATATGGAACTAATAATGTTACAATTCGGTTGCCATCTCCTACGAGCGAAATAACTTCTTGTACATTACATCTTCAAAATGTTAATGTTTTGATCCCAAATCCCGATATAAACGATGTATTTGTTTATATTAAAAATGGTGTTTCTTATCCTGTTATTTTTCCATTAAATAGACAACCATGTATTTACAAATATAATAATGTTGCAAAAAATTACATAATACACTTTGTTTTAATCAAAAATGATTGGTATGGTTTTGTTTACTATTCGAATGTAACCGATGATTATTTTTGTGGATCTGTAAATCCTTTAACAAATAGAACAAAAGAAATACAAGATACATTAGATTTTTATGATGGATTGACTGGTGCATGTTGCACATCTGTTGGCAATTGTTCTATTACAAGTTATTTTGGTTGTACTGGTTATTTTGCTGGAGTTGGAACTACATGTGGTACTATAGGTTCTACTAGTGTTTGCGATCAGAAAGATGGAGTGTGCTGTGTAAAAAATACAGTAGATGGAAAGATAAGTGCATATTGCATAGAAAATAGCAATGCGTTTGATTGTTTATCTCTTGCTAGTAATTCAATAAGCACAACCTTTATCAAAGATAAAACATGTGTTGATATAAATTGCAACAACGCAATTGAAGAAATTGGTGCTTGTTGTGATGGCAAAGGAAACTGTAGTGAATTAACCAAAGTAGAATGTATATCATCTGGTTCAAGTTATCTGGGCGATGGTGTTTTGTGCTATGAACAAAACAGCAGACCATTATGTTCAATTGGAGTTGGTGCATGTTGTCAGCCAACAGGAACATGTACAGAAATAACCGCAGAACAATGCTTCCAATCTGATGGTTTTTATCACGGAAATGGCATCAGTTGTGCTGGTGTTACTTGTGCTAATTCTCTTTCGTGTGGAGGATTTTTAGGATTTAATTTGAAGCCAGGCGATTTGTTTGGTGGTGGTGTTGTTGTTGGCATTTATAATCCAAACCAATCAAAAATTCTTGGAGGAGCACATGCATTTTCTCGCCATGGAATTACAGCAACT